GTCATGTACTGCATCGGGGTGTAAAGGAATCCCCCCAAGTTTGGATTCCCATGGTGAACTAATCAGGGTGTTCACCGTTCAACCATCAGATCACTATCTGCTATTCATAGCTCTCGAGTAGCTGCTATCCAGGTGTCTGTGCCGCGTGCGATGGTGGCCTACCAGCACGCATGACCACACAGATAACCGTCGGCAGGTATACTCGCCGGTCTGTTATCACGAATTCGTGGAGTTCATTGTCTAACTTAAGCATTCTTTACGAAAGGTGTTATTAATAATTCGGTACTTTGCACTGTACCATTGATTGTTCCATTGGAAAATGCGACGGATGCAATAGCTGTTGGGTCGCTGATCTCGATAGCTGCAACACCTATGCAACTATAATTAACTGGTGATCCCGAGGAATCAGTTCCAAACCATTGGTCTGGGCCAGCTGAATAGTTGACAAGTGTGCAATTGCTAACAGAGGGACCGCTGAGATACATCTTCAGGACACCAAAGGTTGTCGAAGGAGTAAGTCGTGTATATATAAGCCATTTACCTTGGGAACCCTTCGGGAACACAACATTTCGGCCTGAACACGTAACATCCAACGATCCTTGTTTGGTCTGTACACCATCATAGTAAGCTGCACCACTAACTGGTGAACCAACCACAATTTGTGCGCTCTTATAAGGTGAGGTGACTTCGCTAGCAACAATGGGTTTCTTTAATTCAATTTCGTAGGTCACCCAAAGGTCACCAAGTACATTGTTTGCTGCTAATTGTCCAGATGTGCAGATATGGGTTACTCCCAAGTCATACATCATTCTTGTCTCCGTTGCAGGGAGGTTTCCGGATCGTACATAAAGTACATTGAACGGATTTTCCTTTGGATCACATTCAATAGGATGTGCGAACGTGTCACTGGGGACACATTCAGTGGCGCAGTATTCATTGAGCAGCTCAACTTTATTACCAGGGGCATTGTCTGTTGCTCGATAACTCGTTTGCATCATGACAGTACCCAAGGAAGGTGATGTTCCCGATATCGCACTACCACTCGATGGAACGAAGTGGAAGACAATACCTTTGAACTTGTATTCCTGGAAGCTGGTGGCTATGGTCGATAACCAAGGGAATGCATGTGAATTACCAGGATTTAGTTGATAGGAGTTTTGGACTGTAAATCCAATGGAAGATTTGATCTCACCAAGAAACTCCTTATGCCGAATGGTTACGGTTTGATCGTTGTTGTGCATGTGGGGTATGCTATCGGCCGCTCTCAAACTAGATTTAACTAATGAGTTCGTTCCAACAGTATAATCACCAGAGCCTAGCCATTTGCTGATGGCGGCTCCTAATGACGTGCCAACGGCCCCCCCCGTACCGGGGGCGCCCATCATTGCACCGATGCTGCTACCACCTAAACCGCCTAACGTGCGCAACGCCTGGCCCAGTAGGGTCATTTGTTTCGCCTCTTTGCGTTGTGGCTTTCGATTTGGTTGCTTATTTGCTTTCTTTACGTTAATTCGTGTCATAATTGCGAATGTGGATATATGTATGTATATTATATGGCGGGTTACACTAGTGTGAAACACGGATCTATCGCTACCCCAACCCGCTCGGGAGCGTTCCATTGTTGTATTGTCGGACCATAGCTTGAACTCAATTTCCATGAGGCGTAGTGGCGCTCGAGCACCATTTGAGCTGCTGGAGAAACTCCAAAGGCTCGTTCATAGCTAAGTCTCGTCATTATGTCGATGTCTTTCTCGACAACGTTTTCTGTGAGGTTGTAATACTTATTCGACTCTCGCCAAACCAATCGTTTAATACCAGTACTTGCTTTCTTACCATTACGACGCAAAGCTTTAGCGAATTCCTGATGTACAGGAACTCCAGCTGTCAACGATCCCTCTGCAGTGCCGACGGCATCCATCCATTTACGTAGGACACCATTACCCTGCGGCAGAAGACACATCGCTGCCTTGGTTATCGTCGCTTTGAGGTTTCGCACCATAGTCCAGACACCACCAACACTCACAGGGTGTGCCTGACAAAATTCGATACCCTCAATGTAGTCTACCGTCTTCTCGAACTCCATACGAAATCCTCGTAATGCGAACCATTCGGCCATCCCCTGGCGCCAACGATGTTCATCACGGCGTTCCATAATGTAAGTGCAATCATCTCCATTGTTCAAGAATCGGATATTGACTCCAGTTTCCCGACACCATGCTCTGGTCATAGCTGTCATGATTGTAGTATTACCTAATGATGTGTTGAGGTCTCCGCTGGAGCGCGTACCTTCCATTGTGAACTTCAATATTCCGTCCGTGAAATATGCCACACCAGTGTTGTGCAATTGGTGAACCAATAGCCAACAGAGCATGTCACAGTCATCATCTTCCGGCATTCTATCCATTCTCGAAAAGACGTCAATTCCCCAGCGATAGTAAGCCACTGTACTCTCGTACGAGTCGAAGAATCGCCGTAGATACAACACATGCTCATACATTAGAGCTTGTGGTCGTACGTGCATATCGAACTTCTTTGCGTCACCACCGATCGCTATCGGGTCCTCGAATTCATCCCACATCATCTTTATGTTCTTTGCTGTTTCTTGTGCAGTCATCCCTTTCATAACAACAACATCTTGATTCCAAACTCGTGCCATACCATCAAAGTATTCATGCTCGTTCTGCTTCAAGAAGCGGCCTAAGCATAGGTTGAATGGTAGCGTTCGCGGATTTATAACTCGCGGCGCCTTTAGCAATGAACATTTTTCAAACTTCACAAAACTTTTGAGTATTGCGTCCATCTTGGTTACCCCATCACGGTAGTATTTCTTGCATGCGCGCTGATAGTTATTACGCTTAGGGCCATGGTACATGTTGACTACCTCCTCAACAGAACACACGGGCTTTAACGTGGTCACTTCATGCACATCTTCAATGTACTGCCGCATGTTTGGGTCATCAATCCAAACAGCATCACTCGTTGGCAACGGATCTTTGAACTCCCCGTTGACTTCACACTGTAGGTAACGCTCTGCAAAAGCGCGGTACCCATTCGCTAAATTATTGTTGAACACACCCAGGTCGGAAGCTGGACCCAACCCCTCAAGCAAGGTCCACTCCCGGCCACGTGCCATCATCCCGCTGTTGGTGCACTTTAATCCCTGAGGCTTGATACACGTGGTAGTATCTAAGCCGTGCACTCGTCGCGGGCATCCCTACTTGGTTGAATACTGAACCTTCGGGGTATAACCCATGAGTCGAAGGAACAGATTTGAGAATTTCTTGTCACTATAGGCAAGATCCTGGTAAGCGCGTTTCCCAAAGTAGGTCTCTTTAATGATGTCAAGGTGTAATAACATAGTGTTACTACGTACATGCGCAACTCTCGCCATGTGACGAATTCGCTCATCTACTATGGTGGCGTTATCTTTCGTCGCATCTAAGATACCAACCTGAACCGTTAAAGCTGCAATAAAAGCTGTAATCAAATGGGAGCTGATGACTTCCTTCTTGGTCGTGACTAGATTAAGTGTAGCTGCGGTGGCAGGGTCGATTGGTTGCGTGGTACCTTCTATGACGCTCGTCAAAGAAGCGTCATAGGTTTTGAACGCCTCTTCCACACCTTCAGTGGAAAAGGTCAAATCGACCATAACGGCACTCTGGATATATTCTTTCTTGTCCAAGTCATCCAAGGAACACGAATCATTACAAAGTAGTGCCAATGATCGATAACATTGTCGTAAAAACACGGCAAAGTGGCTAGGGGTCTCTTCCTTACGATCGATCTCGACACGGGAGTCAAGAGGGGCAAACCGGGGGCCAGTCGGATTGCGTTTCACCAACATCAGGTGGTAAGGCGGATACGGAAGCATGATAT